ACACTGGCATTGGCGCAAAAGGCACCGCAAGGTGTTACCTATGATGCCACTGTGATCCGTGTTAATGATGGTGACACTGTGGTTATCTCTGCTCCTTTCTTACCAGCCCCATTGAAACCAGAACTAGCCGTTAGAATCTATGGCGTAGATACACCAGAAAAAGGACATCGTGCGCAATGTCCAAGTGAAGATCAACGTGGACAAGCTGCTACTGCGTTTACTAAAAATGCTGTAGCAAAAAGTCTAAAGCGTCAAGTAATACTTTACGGTTGGGATAAGTTTGGTGGTCGTGTGCTGGGTGACATGATCCTAGACGGTCAAAGTCTACGTATGATGCTTATCGCCAATGGTTTTGCACGTGAGTACTATGGCGAAGCCAAACAGTCGTGGTGCCAATGAGATTCACCACACAAGATCTGCATTATACCAATCCCAAAGAGGACTGCTATCTTGATCCTGAGGATCCTCTATATCACCTAGCATACCCAGGCAGATCACAAGTTGCTCCTGCTGCTCAAGGACATTTAAGATTAAGAGAACAAGCTGCTAAACAAGGTATTCGTCCAGGTACCCCTGCTTGGTTTGCGCTGACTCAACAGTAGATTCATTAAATACTCGCATGAGTACTTTAGAAACCGTTTTAATCAAGCCGGCACACAAGCCCATGATGTACAGTCAACAGGAGTTGACTGAGTTTGCCAAATGCGCGGATCCTGTAAATGGGCCGCACTATTTCCTAGATAACTTTTTCTTTATACAGCACCCAACCAAGGGACGTATGCTGCTGCATCCTTTTCCATATCAGAAAAGACTCATTGACACTTACCATCAGAATCGTTTCAGTATCAGCATGATGCCACGACAAACTGGCAAGAGCACTGTGGCCGCTGGATATTTGTTGTGGTATGGTATGTTCATACCAGACAGCACTATCTTGGTAGCTGCTCACAAGTATTTGGGTGCACAAGAAATCATGCAGCGTGTGCGTTTTGGATATGAAAGCTGTCCAGATTACATCAGAGCAGGTGTGGTCAATTACAACAAGGGCAGTCTAGAATTTGAAAACGGCAGTCGTATTGTTAGCCAAACCACTACTGAAAACACCGGGCGAGGCATGAGTATTTCACTGCTGTACTGTGACGAATTTGCGTTTGTGCGTCCTGGCATTGCTCGAGAGTTTTGGACATCAATTTCGCCTACCTTGGCCACAGGTGGTAAGGCTGTGATAACCAGTACGCCTAACAGCGACGAAGACCAATTTGCTGAATTATGGAAAGGTGCCAACAAGTGCGAAGACTCATTTGGAAACCCAACAGATATTGGCATCAATGGATTCAAGGCATTTAGATCACGTTGGCAAGAACATCCAGAACGCGATGAAACCTGGGCAGCACAACAGCGAGCAGCTCTTGGTGAAGAACGTTTTCGTCGTGAAATGGAATGCGAATTCATCATCAATGATGAAACCCTAATCAGCAGCATCAAACTGTTGGATCTAGAAGGTACGGAACCCATGCGTAAATCTGGACAGGTGCGTTGGTACAAAAACATTGAAGCACATAAAATCTATACCGTGGCACTGGATCCTAGTCTCGGCACCGGGAAGCCAACACCACTATTCAAGTTGCTGAGTGGCGCCATAATCAAACAGACATTCCTGGACAGATTAGAATCATGGCAGGTATCATTGACGAAATACATGAAGTGGTTAAAGATCCGCAAAATATCTATTACAGCGTTGAAAACAATACCATTGGAGAAGCTGCATTGATTAGTATAGCAGAATGGGGCGAGGAAAACATTCGAGGATACTTTTTAAGTGATCAAAACTCCGGAGGCAATCGGCGTTTTCGCAAGGGATTTAATACCACAAACAAGAGCAAACTCGCTGCATGTGCCAAGTTAAAGAATCTAGTAGAAAGCGGACGCATGAAGATTGGTAGTCGTCCGTTAGTAAGCGAATTCAAAAACTTTGTGGCTTCGGGTAACAGTTTTGCTGCAAAGATTGGCGAGACTGATGATCTTGTGATGGCCACTTTATTAACAGTCCGCATGCTACAAGTGCTACAAACATATCATAGCGAGCTTGATCAGCAGATTAGAGACCACGGTGATGTGGTGATAGAGCCCATGCCCTTCATAAGTCTAGCACGATAAATAAACGACTATGAGCGCATCCAATATTTCACTTAATTTGTACAACTTGCTAACCAGCAGGGGATTAGATCCCGAAGTTCTTGATCCTAAAACTGGTAAAAATCCTGTAGATCCAAAAACAGGTGAAGTTGATATCAACGCCGGTAAGCTGTTTGTTTTTGATTGGACCAGCAGTTCAGGGCAAGAGTATGGCACAGCTGAAATACTAATTGACGACGACAATGTGTTGAACTTGTACTTTGGTGACAATCTTGGTCGTAGCATGGATGATGCTGACAAAGATGAGTGGTTTCAGTTCATGAGACATCTCAAGAATTTTGCTACAAAAAATTTCTACAACTTCACTCCACAAAATATAAACCGACTGAAATTTGCTTTGAACAACCTCAGCACAGTAAAAGAAGGCTTGTTTGAAAGCTACTATGGCACCCGCAAGGTCAGTTACATGGGTGAAGCCACACAGGCTAGACTGGTGATCAAACATAACAAAGTGTTAGATGAAACAGATGCAAGATATCGTTATGTGGAAAGTTTGTTTATTGAAACCGTAGACGGTGAGCGTTTTAAATTGCCTTTTAGAAATCTTGGTGGTGGACGAGCTATGTTAGAGCATGTGAGACAAGGTGGTCGTCCTTATGACATTCGTGGCAATCATATCACCAGCATCATTGAAAGTCTAAACATATTATCACGTTTTAGAAAAGCAAACCATGGGCGTGTGTTAGAGGGGAGAGCTGGTGAACTGGCCGCCTCAGGTAATTCACATTACCAATCCCTAAGGCGAGATCTTAAAGCCTTACAGAGTACCCGAGGATACAACACATACTTTGAAAGTTGGCAGCCCATGGAAGTGAAACCTCAAGATCAATTGGTTGAAGAGGTAAGAGAACTGTTCATTGAACAAACACTTGATCAACGTATTGAACAAGCGTTACCATTATTGGTCACATTACAACAACAAGAAACTGAACCAGCAGAAGTTGAAATTTTTGAAACATGGATTAACAACATTGTTGAAGGCCTATGGCACAGTCCCGACACTGAAGAATCAAAACAAAAATTGATTGATCTGTTGTCACAAAACAGCTTACCAGTAGGGGCAGATGCAGAGCCTGTGATTTCACAATTGGACGGAGTTTTAGGCGACGATCAATTATATGATGATCTTAGAGATCTAGCAGAGCATGATCCGGAATCAGATGCCAAGCCTGTGATACTCTCAAGATTGAATCAACTGATGTCAGATCCAGACATAGCCCGGGTGGTGCAAGCAGTAAATCAAGCTAGTGCTCAACCAAAACAGCCCGCAGTGGACGAGGGCGATAATTTAGCCACGTTTTAATTTCGCCAATATCTTAATAAAGACATAAATATCATTGACATCATGCAGACACTACAGTATGCTATACAGCATACGTCTCTCGATGTATAGGCAACATGCCGCAAGGCATACTAGGCAAATATAGGCATTTTAAAGGAGAACATTATGGCCTCATTAGCAGAAATCCGCGCACGACTTGCAGCCGCAGAGTCGAACAAAGGCGGTCAAACCGGCGGCGACAATCAAATTTATCCACATTGGAACATGGCAGAAGGAACTAGTGCACTGGTTCGTTTCTTACCTGATGGCAACTCAAAGAACACTTTCTTCTGGGTTGAACGGGCAATGATCAAATTGCCATTCAATGGTGTCAAGGGAGAAGCTGACAGCAAGCAGACTTTTGTACAGGTGCCCTGTGTGGAAATGTGGGGCGAAGCCTGCCCAATCTTAGCAGAAGTACGTCCTTGGTTCAAAGACAAAAGTCTTGAAGAACTGGGTCGTAAATATTGGAAGAAACGCAGCTATGTGTTTCAAGGTTTTGTTCGTGAGAATCCCATCTCCGAAGACAAAACACCTGAGAATCCAATCCGACGCTTTATCATTGGACCTCAGATCTTCACCATTATCAAGGCCGCATTGATGGATCCTGAAATGGAAGAACTGCCAACTGACTACGCAAGCGGCTTGGACTTCCGCATTGCCAAAACTCAAAAGGGCGGCTATGCTGACTACAACACTTCCAAGTGGAGCCGTAAAGAAAGTTCACTCACAGCCGAAGAAGCAGAAGCCATTGAAAAATATGGCCTATTTGATCTTGCCAGTTTCTTGCCCAAGAAACCAGGTGAAGTCGAGCTAAAGGTCATGAAAGAAATGTTTGAAGCTTCGGTGGATGGACAGCCATTTGATCCTGAGCGTTGGGGTCAGTACTATCGTCCAGCTGGCATGACAGCACCTAGTGGTGCAGGTGACGTAGATGTGGAAGACAGCGCCCGTGCCGCTGCGCCTGCTGCTCGTCCTGCTCCTGTGAGCACAGTAGAGATAGAAGATGAAGATGATGCTCCAAGTGCATCCACACCAGTGGTGAAGCCTGCAGCCAACGCAAACAAAGCCGAAGATATTTTGGCAATGATTCGGGCACGTCAGAAATCTAACTAATTGTGCAAGCACGTCTGGTCTGGTTACCGTCAGGGGAAGAAGTTGAATTCCGGGTAATCTGGCCAGACTTTTTTTTATATTGGCTAGGCAAACTTGGCCAGCGTAACATGTTTGGTCAAACTGCACCTTCTAAGGTGCAAGCAGCAAGATCATCCCTGGCCGAACACATAAGAGCCATACAAAACATATCTGCATCCATACCAGAATTGATTACAACCTGGCCAGATGATTTATTTGATCAACGTGCGTTAAATCAATTGCACAGAGATTGGGTCATAGCCGGTCAACGTTTTCCCAAGCTGCCGTTGTTACTAGAACGCATGGGTCTTGAACCACACTGGCGTGGCATAAATGATGATATCCATAGATTAGAAA